TACTTTGAGCATTACACCGACGAAACTTTTCCGCGTCGGATAATGGTTAAATGGCTTTTGCAAAATGGAACGCGACTGGACGGCCCTGAGCCTCATGCTGTTGTTCTGCTGCCTGGCTCAATGGGTGGCGCCATGGGTACAGTATTGAGTGATGGCAACGTGTTGTTCATCGCAGAAAAGCTAGGCGTTGTAATCGCCCCAATCCCCTCAGGCATCGGTCACTACTTTCGCTTGCACAAATGATGCGTCGTCTGCTGCCCTATGAACATCAGCTCATCAAAGAGCTGGGCATCAGCGAAGCTGAGTATTTGGAATTTGCGCAAGCGCAATTTGATCACTCGCGCACGCCGGAAGAAAAATTACTGCTTCCGCAAAATGATCCGGCAGTCATTGCTTTAGTTCTTACAATTGTTGGCACTTTATTCCAAGTTGGCGCTGCGCTGCTAGCTCCCAAGCCTGAGCTTGCGTCGCAGCAAAATCAACGTCGTCGCCGCGATCAAGCTTTTGCTCCGCGCTTTGGATTTAACAGCGCACAAGAGCTTGCAAAGTATGGTGATCCAGTCAATCTTGTTTATTGCAATGTAGATCAAAATACAACTGGCGGGGTTCGTGTTGCAACATCGCTTGTCTGGTCTGCTGTTCAAAGTCTTGGCTCCAGCCAATTCATGCAAATGATGGCAGTTGTCGGCGCGAGCAACATTGCGCCGCAGGGAATTGCCTTTGAGCGCACGGCTTTTGGGCAAACACCAGTACGACAATTTAGCAACCATAGCTATTCGCTATATTTTCGCCAAAATGGCATTTTGCAATTCAGTGATCTTAAGCTAGGGGCAATTACAGATCCGACACGCATAGGAGAAAATAGCAATTCTTACGTTTATCGTGCCAGCTTGGCCGGTTCACAAAGGAGCGATGGCTTTAGTCAAGCTTTTTCGCCATCGTCTTTGACAAAGTTTGGAATAACTGCGCCGATTCCAATCAATGTAGATTACTGCGATAGGTCTTCGACTGGGCAAGAGAGGACTGCACCGTTTGGTATCGAAATTGCAGATCAATATAGAGGTGGATACTGGCCTACGAACAAACTGGACAATTCTCGTGCCGTTGTGCCCTTGGGGCATCGCATGGTCATTCATTTCAGCGTTTTACCGCCGAGAGACGGTCAGGGACAGGTTCGACAGGCCGCTGGTGAACTTCGTCGAGCCCTTATAAATAATTTTGACCTTGCCAGTACCTACAAGTTGGGTAGCGCGCACTTTCGCGTTGTTGGTCCGCTCGACGATTTAGAGCTAGAGCAAGATGGAGCAGGCATAACAATTGAATGCGTGCAAGCGGGTATTTGTCCAGAAGAAGACTACGGAACTGTTAATTTTAATCAAAATAGACAAGAAGCCATCAATGAGGTTGTACGTCTTAATGGTGAAATCGCAGAGCTAGACAGGCTACTTACCTTAAACGAACCTATATTCAAGCCTGGCTTTGCGGATGCCGCCAATGCACAGCTAGAAGAATTGCGAGCACGAAAGCAGCAGCTTGCAGACCTCACCGATAGACAATGGACTGATGATGAATTGGAAGGTATCTTGGATGGCAGCATTGCCGTCGACGGACCTGTTAGGCGGGCTGCTGAAATTCTCGATGATATAAGACAGCAGCGTAGAGATGTGCAGTACAAAGTTGACGATGGACTGGCTGAGCTGGCAGATCTAGCTCCAGGCAATGCTAGACAAAGAAAAAGAGAAGCCGTTAATGCCCTCAAGGCGCAATTGGTTGACTGGAATAACAAGGTTAAAAAAGCGCAGGCGCGTTTAGATCGACGAATGGAGCGCTATGGACTAGCAGATAAGCTATATGACTGGGATTACAACAGAAGCCAGCCGCGATCTGCTAAGCAAGAGCGTGCATACATTATTGATAGAGAAAAAGATATTCTGAACGGACTCTATCAGCGAGCTGCAGAATCTGGCAACTTAGACCAAGCCGCAATGGAAACAAGAAATGCTGGCTGGCGAAATCAAAAAAATGAAAAAAACAGCGAGAGAGCTTACTACCAAAGCGTTATCGACAATCCCGAAAAACAAAACGATTTCTTTAATACGAAGTGTTTAGTAAAAATTGAAGAAGCTAGCTACGAAACAATTACTTCGTGTCGTATTGTTGACTTTGCTATAAAGGCTCGCGTATTTAAGCGCATTCAAGGGCGTCAAAAGCAATACGGCGAGGTCACAATAGATAACTACAAAGACAGTGACAACGGAAATAGAATGCGTTCTGCATTTTTTTGGCTTTTATATCGACGTACCGGTGGCGAGTGGTCGCGTGTGCCGCGCATTTTTGTTGTGCGCAGAGGGCAAGATCTGGATAATTTTATTTCACTCAAATTTATTGCTGATGATAACAGAGGGAATTGGCAGTTTAAATTTGAGCCGATTGCCGATACGGCCGCAGAAATGCGCCGTCATGGCTTTGCTGATTACGCCTATCTGGAAGGTGTTGGCGCCGATCAAGAGATTATTGGCTTGGCTGGAGGGAAATTTACCTTTAAAGGAAAGCTGCGCTCGCGCGATGGCTATCTTTCTCGCGTTAATCGCAATCCATCCGAGGTAGATGAATGGGGATTGTTCTCCATGCGCTCTGACACGCAGCTATCTTTTAGCTTTGACAATGGACCGGAATTTGAAATCAAAGCGGTAACAGAGCAAAGCATAGAACCATTTACAAATTATCCATTGCTTTACAATAATTTGACAATGCTTGGATTTAATATTTATAGTGGTCAAGGCGTACAAGACCTGCGCTCAATGTCTGTTTTTGTTGAAAGGGGAAAACTCGTCCGCGAACTTTATAGCGATGGAACGTATAGTAGCGTTGAAAACGTTGCAACTAGCTATGCGCCAGAAGTTTTTCTAGATACAATCTTAGATAAAACTAATGGTATTGGCAAGTATGCTCAAATCGCTGGAATTGATTTAGTTGCGCTTGCAAAAGCAAAACTTTTCTGTCAGCGCAATGGCCTGTTCTTTGATGGCGTGATTGCCGAAATCACTTCTTGGCGTCAATTCTGGGCGGAGGTGGCACCCTACAGCCTTTTGGAGTTCGGTCGAATTGGCGGTAAAGAGACTCTTGTTCCGGCCGTTCCTTGTGACGATGCAGGAAATATGATTCGCACGATTCCAATCACGGCAATGTTTACAAGTGGAAATATTCTTGAGGACTCGTATAAAGAAGAGTTTATTGATTATGGCAGCAGTGTTCAAGATCTTATTGCAACAATTATTTATCGCAGCACGGAACAAGAAGGTGTTTTTCCCCGCAATGCAAGCGTTGACGTTTCGTTGCGAGATGTAAACGAAGCAAACGCAATTCGTCAAACATTTGACCTCTCTCAGTATGTAACGAATCGCGCTCAAGCAATTATGTATGGCAAGCTGCTTTGCCAGCAGCGTCGTCACATCAAAAAGAATATTGAATTTCAGACTTTTCCCACGGATAGCGTGCTTAGCCCAGGCGCGTATATTTACGTTGACATTGGGCAAAGAGAATGGCAAAATATTTATAGCGGGCGAATTGAAAGCGGTGGAGCGTTAAATGTTCCGCTTACGCAAACTGTCCCAAATGGCAGCTACAGTGTTCTTTTGCACAAAAGCGGTCAGAGTGTAATTAGCACCAGCGCTTCAATTTCAAGTAATACTGCAAGCTCTCTTGCCGGGTACGAAGGCTGGTTGTTTGTCTTGGGAACCGTTGTCAAAGCAAAGCGCGTGTTTCGCATCGTTGAAGTTCAAATGGAGGAAGAGGGCGAAGTTAGCGTCCGGGCCACTGAGCATCCATGCGATGAAAGTGGACAAAGCTTGATTGCTGATTTCAGCGACGGACTTTTCTCGATCCGCTAATCTGAGCAGAGACTCTTCTGGTCATGGCTTTTTTCACTGGTCGTACTGGCTCTTTGGTATTTGGGGGCAAGCCCGTTGCAAAGATTCGAGACTGGTCCCTTGAGACGACAGTAGAACTTCTTTCTACTAATAGCATTAACAGTACCGTAAATACTTTTACTCCTGGTATCAAGGGTGCAACCGGTAGCGCCACTCTGATGTACTATCGCCTTGAGGGAGGTGAAAGCGTAAGTCTTACTGAATTTACGGCGCTGCTGTCTAAAATCATGAAAACTGGCGCTGCATCCGAAAGCGATCGTGTGTTTCTTGAGTTAAATGTTGGCGGAAATGCCGCCGACGACATTAGCTTTTATGCTTACATTACTAGCGCTCAAGTTTCAGCAACAACCGGCGAACTTAGCGTTGTGCCAATTCAGTTCACAATGGACGGCGATTTTGTTGAGGTAATTGCATAATGACAGTTTTTCTTGGCGGCAATGGCGCTGTTCGATTGCGGCGTGGATTGCGTTCGCCGTTAATTTCTATTACCGATGAAATAAGTCCAAATGATATTAATACAAGCCTTAATAGGCTTAGTTTTGATTCGTCGGTAGATAATTTACTTACTGGCGATAGAATAGAAATTACTACAACAGACGCACGAGGACTCATCTGTTTTTCACCATCCTCTTGGTCTTCCGGTGCAGTTGAGAGCAGTATTTCTGCGTATGTCAATGTCAATGCGGTTGGCGGCTTAAGATTTTTCTCTTCATTTGAGCCAGCAGTAAACAATGATCGCTCTCAGGAATACACTCTTGCTAGCTTTTCCGACCCAGCGCTTGCTATTGCGTTTTCCGTAAGAGACGCCAAAGACAATTCAGTTGGGGACATTACTAGCTACACTCTGAATACAGAAAGAGAGGCAATTGATGTAACAGCGCTTAGCGACAAATTTAAACGTCAATACTCTGCTGGAATCATTAGTGGAAGTGGTACCATTGATTGTGTTTTTAATTATACAAACGTAGGTGATAGAGAAAATTCATTGCTACTGATTCAGCTTATTCAACGAGTTGACATTGGTAGCGAGGTAGAGCTTTTTCTTTATTTAACAGACAAAGATCTTGACATTAATTTAACAACTGTTTTTTATCGCATGGAGGCGATGATTACGCGCTCTGGCGTAACAGTCGGAACAGATGATGTCATTCGATGCACGGTTGATTTTGTTACAGTTGGCGAGATTCAGCTTTTGGTTGGCGCGCCCGCTTCTTATATTCTTACGGAAGACGATGATCGCGTTATTATAGAACAATCTCTTGATTATCTCCTTCAGGAGACTGACGATTAAATTAACGTAGTAATAAATGTTCTCACGATAAAATATCTAGAAGTTTTCATAGCGACCTGCAAAGTTTTTTCTCGATACACTTGACCTAGACATCCCGCCGACCCTCTGCGCCTGAAGCCATGGCAGATCAGCGTATTACTCAGCTAACAGCACTGCCCAAAGCTGGTGTTTCGGCAACAGATGTGCTACCCATTGCGGATATTTCTGCAACAGAAACTAAAAAAGTTACAGCAAAAGATCTTGTTGCCGCCGGCATTGATCTTGTAGATGCTGGTGAAATTGACCTATCAAAGCTCGATCAAAATAGTGTCACAAAGATTGGGACAGTTGCGATTGAGTCGCGTGCAATCGTAGCTGACAAACTGGCACACAACAGCAGTGTCATTCTTTCTGTTATCACGCCCGCCTCTAACAATTTTGAGGGCAGAGGATACTTCAATACGTCGACTGGCAATATTCAGTTTTTCAATGGAACCGCTTATCAGCAGGTCGTCATGCCCACGGCGGGCATTGGAGATCTGCAGATAACGACCGGCAAGCTTGCAGATGGTGCCGTTACTACTGCAAAAGTAACGGCGCTTGGCACGGCGGCTTACGCAGATAGCAGCGTCACTACCTTAAAGATTGCAGACGGTGCAATTACTGCTGTCAAGATTGCTGCGGATAGCATTACAGCGTCGCAGATTGCGCCCAGTGCAATTGGCGCATCAGAGCTGGCAGACAATGCTGTCGATACTGCATCTATTCAGGCGCTTGCCGTCACTGAAGCCAAGCTAGCAGATGGGGTCGTTACTACAAATAAGCTAGGCGATTTGGCTGTAACAAATGCCAAGATCGCTGCGTCCACGATTACGTATGGCAAGCTCAATCTTGCCGATGGTTCGGTTCCTGGCGCAAAGATTACGTCAGATTCTATTACCAACGCGCAAATTGGCGCCGGGGCAGTTCAGACCAGCGAACTGGGAGATTCTGCGGTCAAGATTGCGTCTGATTCGATTACTGCATCGCAGATTGCCGCAAACGCTATTGGGTCTTCTGAGCTGGCGGATGATGCAGTTGACACCGGAAGCATTGTAAATCTTGCTGTTACAGAAGGAAAGATTGCCGCAGGGGCGGTTACAAATGCAAAGCTTGGAGATCTATCCATCACCGATGGAAAGATTGCAAATGCGACAATTACATACGCAAAGCTAAATCTTTCTGACAACTCTGTACCTGGCGCAAAAATCGCAAATGGGTCGATCACTTCGACTCAACTCGCATCTTCTGCTGTTGAAACAGCAGAAATCGCCAATGGCGCTGTTACTACAGCAAAGATTGCAGATGATGCTG